TATTTTAGATACTAATGGAAATGAATTAATTAATCTTACTGCAACAGGTTCAGCAGTTAATGAAATTACTATAGCTAACGCAGGTACAGGAGTTACTGGACCAGTAATTTCAGCTACAGGTGAAACTAATGTTGGTATTAATATAAATCCTAAAGGAACAGGAGTTTTTAACTCAGGAGGATCAGCGGTTAAAATTGCTGGTAAAGAAACTATATGGGTTCCGGCAGCAGCCATGTACGGACCAACTACTAACCCTGCAGATGCAGCTCAAGTAGAAACAACAGCTACAAGACCAGATTTAAAAGTATTTGACTTTGATGCTAGTACAAAACAATACACACAATTTACAATAGCTATGCCAAAATCATGGAATGAAGGAACTTTAACTTATCAAGTTTATTGGTCTCCTTCTACTACAAACACAGGAAATGCTATTTTTGGTTTGCAAGCAGTTGCATGTGCTGACAGTGATACTATTGATGTTGCATATGGAACAGCAATAGAAATTACGGATGCTGGAATTGGTACAGTAGAAGATCAACAAATTACATCTGAAGGTAGTGCAATGACAGTTGCGGGTTCTCCTGCAGCAGGTGAGCAAACTTACTTTCAATTATACAGAGACGCTGCAGACGGTAGTGATACTTTTACAGGTGAATGTAGAGTTTTAGGTATTAAAATATTCTTCACTACTGACGCGGCTAACGACGCATAAAGAATTTAGATATGAGAGATTTAAAAAATAAACTTACATCAGGTAAGAACACAAAAAACACTCAAGGTAGAAAAGGTAAAATGTTTGGTTATCAAGTTTTAGGATTTGGTTCTGGAGGTGCCAGTTTTAAAGCTTTAACAGCAACTGGAGGAACCATTACTACTGTTGGTGATTATAAAGTTCATAAATTTACAAGTCCAGGAACATTTGAAGTAACAGAAGCAGGAAGCGATGATGCTATGGTAGTAGAATATTTAATCGTCGGTGGCGGCGGAGGTATGGGATATGGATATGGCGCAGCAGGCGGTGCTGGAGGATATAGAGCTGCTGGTTGTGGACCCGCTCCACTTCAAGCATGCGCTGCAGCTGTATCGGTAACTAGTTATCCAGTTGCAATAGGAGGAGCCGGAGCAGGAGGACCAATAAGACCAGTGGGTCCGTATTCGCCAGCATCTAATGGTGGTAATTCATCGGCTCTAAGTTTAACCGGAGCTGGAGGAGGCTATGGAGCATCAACTCCTGGTGCTCAAGCTGGTGGACCGGGAGGATCTGGCGGAGGAGCCGGTGGACCTGGCTCACACGGAGGTGGTATAGCTGGAGGAACCGGAAATACTCCACCTGTAAGTCCCCCACAAGGAAATAACGGAGAAAGTGGACCAGCACCAGAAGGAAATCAAGGTGGTGGCGCAGGAGCAGCAGGATCTAGTCCTAGAACTAATGTTACAGGAGTTACTAATAGTATAGATGGATCACCAAGAAAATATGCTTGCGGTGGTCGTTCAGGACAAGGTACTCCAAATTCAATTGCTCCAAGAGCAAACAGTGGATTTGGCGGAACATCTCAAGGTGTTGCTGGTTGTACAGGAATAGTAATTATAAGATATAGATTGGTAGCTGGATAATATGGCAAATTTTGCAAAAATATCAGAAGAGAACGAAGTTTTACAAGTTTTAACTATAGAAGATGTTTATATATTAGATTCTGAAGGAGTTGAAACAGAATCAATAGGTCAACAATATTTAGAAACACATAATAATTGGCCTGCACATTTATGGATTAAAACTTCTCGTAATACATTTAATAATCAACACAGATCTGGAGATAACTCTAAATCATTTAGAGGAAATTATGCAGGCATTGGTTATACTTGGGATGCAGTTAATAATATTTTTTGGCACCCTAAACCATTTGACTCTTGGGTAAAAAATACGACAACTGCACAATGGGAATCTCCCATTGGACAACCACCTTCTTTAACAGAAGAACAAACTTCACAAAACGAAGCTGATTCTCATCGATGGATGTATGATTGGAATGAAGCTGCTCAATCTTGGGATTTGACAAATAAATTAGATTAATATATATTTTCATTTAGAAATGAAAAAGAAAGTATTAAGCGAACAAAGTATTTATTATGGAGATATTTTAATGCCGAAAGGTTTTGAAATAGAAGAAAAATCTTTAACCAGTGATATATTAGAATCTAAATTATTTGAAAATAAATTTAAGTTTTCAAAAACATTTGACAGGTTAAATGCATACATATCAGAACATATAAATTTAAAACATAGTTTTACTTTAATAAATAAAGACACTTATGGAGATGTTTATGAATCTGGAGAAATATCTTCTCCTTTAATAAACGTAGATCCAGTTGATCTTAAAAACTCTCCAGATTATACGCTACTATACGGAGTTAGTGTTAATGATTGTATTGTTAGAATACACTATGACGACAACAGACGTAAAGGTAGATCTTTGGATATACCTCTCACTACTAATAGTTTTGTTATGTTTCCATCTACTAATATGTATTTTATTTCTAACAATCAAAAACATTCATTAAATTTTATTCAAACTATACTTTATGAATACCTCTAATTATTGGTTTTTTGAATCTGTATTAACACCTAAATTTTGTGACGATGTCATAGAATACGGTTTATCAAAAAAATTAATTAGAGCAGAAACAGGACACCAACAAGCATTAAATAAACCAAAATTAAATAAAGAAGAAATTAAAGATTTAAAAGAAATTAGAGATTCTCAAATTGTTTGGTTAGACGAACCTTGGATTTTTAGAGAAATACATCCGTATATACACAGAGCTAATAAAAATGCAGGTTGGAATTTTGAATGGGATTTTTCCGAACCTTGTCAATTTACAAAATATAAAAATAATCAATTTTATGATTGGCATGTCGACAGTTATGAAAAACCGTTTAATAATGAAAAAATTAAATATCAATACGGAAAAATTAGAAAGTTATCTGTAACTTGTCAATTAACTGATGGATCGGAATATGAAGGAGGGGAACTAGAATTTGATTTTAGAGATTATAGTCCTAATAAAAGAGATGAGTCTAAGCATGTAATACAAGCAAAAGAAATATTGCCTAAAGGATCAATCATTGTATTTCCTTCAAATTCATGGCACAGAGTTAAACCAGTAAGGAAAGGAACAAGATATTCATTGGTTTTATGGAACCTTGGATATCCATTTAAATAACATGATAAAAAAAGAATTTTTTAAAACACCTATTTGGGTTGAAAATAAAACAGAATTTTTAACGTCTTTAACTAAAGCAACTGATAAATATATTAAGGCTTCTAAAAATTTTCCAGACACAAAAAAACATATAAAAAAATATGGTGACTTTGGAATTAGTCATCACTCAACTCCTCTAACATTTGACAATAAGTTTCTAGACCTTAGAAATTATATTGGTAGTAAATCCTCAGAATTTTTAGATTTTCAAGGGTTTGATGTATCCTCTTATACCTTAATACTTAATGAGTTTTGGGTACAAGAATTCTCTAAAAAAGGTGGTGGCCATCATTCAGCCCATGTTCATTGGAATCAACATGTGTCAGGATTTTATTTTTTAAAGTGTAGCAGTGAAACATCATATCCTGTTTTTCATGAACCTAGAACAGGTGCACGTGCTACTAAGTTAAAATTAAAAAAAGAGCCTAACATAGATTATGCAGATGAAAAAATGCACTACAGACCTACACCAGGTGATCTATTAATTTTTCCAGGATATTTAGAACATGAATTTACTGTTGACCACGGTAAGGATCCTTTTAGATTTATACATTTTAATATTCAGGCTGTACCAAAAGAAATACTTAAACATGATTAAAATTGTTGATGATTTTTTAGATACGGATGACTTTAATCAAATAAAAGAAAGCTTGCTTGGAGACAATTTTCCTTGGTACTACAATGATGTTATTACCAATGATCAAGATTCAAATGATAAATTTTATTTTATACATAATTTTTATAAAGATTTAACAATGACAGATACTCCCGGCATCACTAGTAATTATTTTTATTTATTAAAAGGTATTATAGAAAAAATAAATTGTAAGAGTATTTTAAGAATAAAAGCAAACCTACATTTAAATGTCAACAAGAAACAAATAAATCAACCACATGTTGATTATTCTTTTAAACATAAAGGTTGTCTTTTTTATTTAAACGATAATAACGGATTTACTTATATTGGTAAAGAAAAAGTAAAGCCTAAAGAAAATAGAATAGTTTTTTTTGATCCAAGTAAAAAACATTCAAGCAGTCTTTGTACTAATAAAAAAAGAAGAGTTAACATTAATTTTAATTATTTTTAAAAATGAAATATACCGTAGTTAAAAAAGCAATTGATAAAGACTTAGCTTTGTTTTTATTTAATTATTTTTTAGTTAAAAAACAAGTTTTAGATACTTGTTTAAAATATAGATACATATCTCCGTTTGAAACGATGTTGGGAACATATAAAGATGAGCAGGTCCCTAATACCTATTCTCATTATTCTGATATTGCAATGGAAACTCTAATGCTTAAGTGTCAACCTATTATGGAAAAAACAACAGGGTTGAAACTATATCCAGCATATACTTATGCAAGAGTTTATAAAAAAAATGATGAATTAAAAAGACACAAAGATAGATTTAGTTGTGAGTGGTCTACCACTATGAATCTTGGTGGAGATGACTGGCCTATATATTTAGAGCCATCTGGAAAAGTTGGTAAAAAAGGAATTAAAATAGATTTAAAACCAGGAGACATGTTGGTTTACTCCGGCTGTGAATTAGAACACTGGAGAAAAAAATTTAAAGGCAAAGAATGTGTGCAAGTTTTTTTACATTACAATAATGTAAAAACAAAAGGAGCTAAACAAAATATGTTTGACACTCGTCCACACATAGGTCTTCCTGCATGGTTTAAAAGAAAATGATAGATATATTTAAAGCAGGTATTTATGAAAAAAAATTAAACATTAATAATAAAGATTTATTAAAATATCTTTTAAATTTAAAAAAAAAATCAGAGGGTAGAGTTGTTAGTAGTCCCACTGGTTGGCAATCTAAAGACTTACCTTTAAAAGAAAAAGTTTTTTCAAAAATTATTAAAGAAATAGATAAAAATTTTTATGAATATATAAAACTTCTTTCATTAGATTATAATAAATTTCAAATTGCAAATATGTGGTGTAATATGAATGCCTACAAAGATTTTAATTTAGCACATAGTCACGGAGATGCAGTTGTCTCAGGTGTATATTATATAAAAGTTCCAAAAAATTCAGGAAATATTTTTTTTGTTAATCCATCTTTACAGCAAATAGAAGCAAATTGGTGGGGCTGCATAAAAGAATACACTAACTATAATAGTTCTCATTTTTGTATTAAGTCAATTGAACATTATTTATTATTATTTCCTAGTTGGTTAAGTCATGGTGTACAGCCAAATTTAAATAAAAAAGAAAATAGAATATCCATGTCTTTTAACATTACTAAATGTTAATAGATAATAAGTACATGTATATCCATATACCTAGAACAGGGGGAAGATACATTAGTCAGTTATTTATAAAAAATAATTATAAGTGTGATCTATATAAATTTAACAATGTACACGATAAACTAAAAGATAAAGACTTACATATACCTCATTTAGAATATCCTTATTTTTTAAAATTTATTAACGATAAAAATATTTTAAATTTTACAGTTGTTAGAGATCCAGTAGATAGATTTAAATCAATTTTAAAAGGTTACTATGGTTATTATAATAAAGACATGGATAAATTTAATAAAAAAATAAAAGAAATATTTTTAGATTTTAACGGATATGTTAACAATAAAATATTAACTGAACAAGCTAATTGGCATGTACCACAAATAAATTTTATAGGTCTGGATACCGAAGTATGGTTTTATGAAAAAGGACTTGGTAAAAATTTTATAAAATGGCTACATAAAAAATATGGTTTTAAATTTAAAAATATAAAAGACATAACTTATGATAAAGATTATTACGACGATATTGATTTAGATATTGATCTTACAAAAAAACAAATCAAATGTATAAAAGACTATTATTTTAAAGATTATAAAACACTTTATAGTTAAAAATACATATTTACTAAATTCAGCATATAGAATAGAGTAAAATATACGCTACCAAAAATTTAAAAACGAGATATAGTGTGATATTATGCTACAAAAATTAGGTTTTTTACCAGGATTTAATAAACAAGTTACATCTACCGGCGCTGAATCACAGTGGACTGGCGGTGAAAACGTTCGTTTTAGATATGGCACACCTGAAAAAATAGGTGGTTGGTCTCAATTAGGAGACAAAAAATTAACTGGTGCAGCTAGAGGTTTGCATCACATGGTTAATAAAGAGGGTATTAAATATGCAGCTATAGGAACTAATAGAATTTTATATGTATATTCTGGAGGAGTATACTATGATATACATCCTTTAGTTAATCCATCCGGTACAGCTATCACTAGTGCATTTAGCACAACTAACGGACAATCAACAGTAACTCTTACATTTTCAAGCGCACACAATTTTTCTGTAGGTGATATTATATTATTTGGTGATCCATCTACGTTTACAGCTATTACAGGTTCTAATTTTTCTTCTACTACTTTTTGCGATAAAAAATTTATGGTGACTTCTGTGCCTACAACTACAACTTTAGAAATAAATGCTGGTGCTACTGAAACAGGAGCAGGAGCAACTACATCTGGTGGCATAACTTTTTTTCAATACTATCACGTAGGACCTGCTGAACAGGTTGGAGTTTTTGGTTATGGTATATCTCAATGGGGTGGTACCGTTACAAATCCACAAACAACAACTTTAAATGGAGCATTAAATGCTGACTCTGCTGGAACTGGTGGTTCAGGAACTACAATCAATGTAGCAAGTACAACTGGATTTCCAAGCACAGGAACAAATTTTATACAAGTAGATAATGAAGAAATATCTTATACAGGAATTACAGCTACAAGTTTTACTGGAATTACGAGAAACGTTAGAGGAACAACTAATGCTTCTCACAGTAACGGTGCAACCGTTACTAATTTTAGTGCTTACTCAGCTTGGGGCCAAGCAGCATCGACCACGGATAAAGTTGCAGAACCCGGTATGTGGTCATTAGATAATTTAGGAAGTACACTTATTGCTTTAATATTTAATGGTGAATGTTTTGAATGGAATGCAGATGCATCTAATGCAACAGCAACACGTGCAACAATTATATCCGGTGCACCTACTGCATCTAGAGATATGTTAGTATCTACTCCAGATCGTCACTTAGTATTTTTTGG